ACCTGCCCCCAGACCCCATCCTCACGCGCCTCGATGGCGACGATCCAGCCGGCCCCGGGGGTCGGCTCGGTCTTGGCCTGGGCGTCCTCGGACTGGTGCTCGTAGTCCACCGGCAGCGGCATGCCGTGGGCCTCGAAGGCGGCGACCAAAGCGGCGGCATCGGCGACATGGTAGGGCCCGCGCCCGTCGCGCCCGCCGAACTCGCCGGGGGGCAGGAGCTGCACCCATTGAGTCGCCTCCGTGGTGGCGGCGCCCGTGCGAGCGGCGCCCTCGCCGCGATAAGACCCAAGGATGGGCGAATGTCCCGCAGGCCGGGAGCCGAGAGGGACTTGGGCGCACAGGTCGCAGCCCACCCACGCGGGGGTGCGGGTGGCGGCGGTGTCAGTGGTGGGGGTCACGAGGCCCATGGGCCGGCATGGTGCCGGCCGACGGGGTCTCTGTGGCGGGGGAATTATTTCCCCCTGAGGCCCGGGGGCGGGATGGGGTGTTAACCCCCGTTAAAACCGCGTTAATTCCTTCTGGCGGGGTTCCGGCCTGGCAAGGGGGGCGGGTCGGGCGGCAGGGGCCTTCCCGGGCCTCCCAGGCGCCCGGGCGGATCGCCCGGGGATGTCAGGGGCGGGGCTCCCCTGCTCCGAGGAAGGTGCTCAGGATGTCCAGCACCCGCTCGGTGTCCGCAGCCGACAGGGTCGGCCCATCCGGGTCCGCCGTCAAGAGCCCGCGCCGGGGCATCTTGACGGTTCCCCACTCATGATAAGCGGCATAGGGTACGCCGAAGCCCACCTCCACGCTGTCCTTGGTGGCGCGGTGGTTGAGGCTGTCGAGCATGTCCCCGTAGCGGTCGAGGATGGTCCCGTTGCCGTCGTCCGGGTAGGACCGCTGCGTGGCTGAGGCCCAGGGCGCCCAGGCGCGGCCAGCCGGATCGGTCTTCGACTCGAAGCGGCCGGACACCGCCGCCTCCAGCTCCATGCCGATGCCGGCCATCGCCGGCTTGAGGTTCTTCAGTTTGGCTTGGAGGCGGGAGAGGTAGGCAAGCACCTGCTGGTCTTGGACGGCGATGGTGATCATCGGGCTATTCCAGTGCTATGCTTCGCTCAGGCGCAGGTAATGCGTTAAACCTCCCGGACGCCGGCCTTGTCGCCGCAATAAGGGGGATCATGGGGAGTCCCCTTCCTGCGCCTGCCCCCCGTCCCACTCGTCTTTCAGTACCCGCCCCCGCTTGCGCAATGCCTTGACCTCCTCGGGTCCAAAGGCATGGCGGAAGGACTTCAGATAGACCTCCTTGCGGTCCTTGCTGACATGCAGCACGGCCATATAGACCTTGCGGCCTTGGGGCAAAAAGGCATACCGCACCGCCCCCAACTCCACGATCAGCTTGGCCGCGTCCAGCGTCGCCTGTACCTGGAGATAGTCCTCCGGCCCGAAGTCCTGCCCAGAGCGGCTGACCATCTGCTTGATCGCGTCGTAGGCACTGAACTGCACCAGGCCGGAGTCCACCTCCAACAGGGCCTTGGCCGTGTCGTCCAACACCGCCACCGGCCAGGCCGACTTGTCGTCCAGGCGCTGGCGCAGCCGCTTGAGGGTGGCATCCTTGTCCAGCTCGGCATACTCCGGCTGGGCCAGCTCGGCCGTCACCTGGCCTTGCAGCCGATCATGCCAGCGGGTGAACACCCCCTCCTTGAACACCTCCGCCAGGGTAGCGCTGGCCGCGACCGGCGCCACCCCGCTTTGCAGTGCCCCGGCCAGCTTCTGCTTGAGCAGGACCGCCGCTCGGCCGGCGGCCTCCCCCACGTTGTAGGCAAACCCAGGATCGATCCCGTTGGGGACCTGCTCCACCTCGCCGGTGAGCTTGTTGAGCCAGCCCACCGGCTCCGAGTCCGGGGCCACGGTCTTGAGGGCGTCGCCCTTGGGGCTGAGACCCTTGTCGTAGTCGCGCTGGCTCATGGCCATGGCGCGGCAGCGGCAGCCCCAGCCGTTGGGCGGGTAATGGGTCTGCCACCAGGGGTCGTCTACCGGCAGGGTCAGGTTGTGCCAGGCGGCATGGGAGACGCGGACCCGGGCGTCGTCCTTGGTGATATAGCGCAGGTAAGGGTGGGTGCCCTTAGCCTCCTGGATGCGCTCCCAGCGCCCGGCGCTGTGGGCCATGCGGGTGTTGGTGTCATAGATCAGCTTGACGCGGCGCGGGTCGAAGCGGGTCTCCAGCACCTCGCCGGTGCTGGGGTCCGTGACCTCGATGTTGCCCCACCAACCGGCTTTTTGTAGCAGTTGGGTGATATTGCGGGCGAAGTCGCGCCGCGACAGATCGCCGCCAACGGACTGGGTAATGCCCTCCTGGACCGCCTTGAGCAGGTCCAGGCGGGTCAGACGCGAGACGGTGAACTGCTGGGCATGCTCGTCCTGCCACAGGGCCCGCCAGTCGTAAGTGACGGTCAGGGCGTCGCGGCCGGCCAGGTACTGCGCCGCGCCCTCGGGGGTGAGGGCGAAGAGGCGGGCGAACTCGGCGGGGGTCAGTCCGTCGGGAATGCCGGAGGGGGCGGCGCCTGGGCCAGTGGCGATGGGCATGGGTGCGGGGTCGGGCTAAAGCCCGACCTCCCCCTCTGGTTTGATGCCGGCCACCCCCGCCAGGCGGGCGACATAGGCGGCGTGGGTAAGGCGCTCGGTCAGGGGGCCCGGGTCCATCTTGGCCAGGATGCCAGGCAGGAGGGCGATGGCATCGGCGGCCGTCGCCTCCGGGCCCAGATCGGCCATGGCCTGTCGCAACGGCTCCACCAGGGGTGAAAGGTCAAGCTCCCAGTCGGTCAGGGCTTGGTCCACCAGGATGTCGATTCCGTCTGGGGGAGCTGGCGTCTCGCCCGAGGTATGGGCGGCGCGGGCGGACTGCCCGACACCGGGCACGGGTGGCGCCGCACCAGTCGCGCCGGGTGCGGCGCTGTCACTGGGAGCAGCGGCCCCCAACAGCGCCTCATCCTTCCCCGCCTCCGGAATCCCCCACTTGCCCGCGGCCCAGCGGGCAGGGACCGGCAGGCCGACGGGGACCAGCTTGGCAATGGCATCCGCCAGAGCCGTAAGGTCCTCTGGCTCTTCCACCGGCAGCTCGATGCGCGGATAGACCGCCTGAGGACCCCAGTTCAGTTCGACCCAGGGGCGAACCACCTGGTGGTTGAGGGTGCGCTCCATGGCCCTGGCATCGGCGGCCAGCAGATCGAGGCGCACCTCGTTGTGCACCTGCGCCTGGCTCAAGGACGCGCCGTCGTCCGCGGTCATGGTCTGGCCCAGCACGGCCTTGCTGACCTGACTGTCGAGATACCGACACAGGCGCTCCTGGAGGTCGGTGCCGGCCGCGGCCTTGGCCTCGATCAGCTCGAGCCGCATGCTGTCGCTGATCACGGCCGAGGCGTCCACGCCGATGGAGCGCACCGCCTGATAGAGCAGGTCGATGTCGGCCTCGTTGGTCCCGGGCGGGTAGCGGCCGATGCGTACCGGCATGCCGAAGACCTCAGCGGCGATGACCCAGCGCTTGAGCGCCAGGGCCTTGAACAGGTAGCTCCAGGCGGCGGCCCGGGCCAGGCCGGCGCGGATCGGCAGCCCTGCCTTGGGCGCCGGCACGTGGGTCACATAGGCGTAAGGGGTCAGCTCGGCGCCGTCGGTCGAGCCGTCGCGCAGGCGCAGCGTCTGCCCATCGACCCGACTGAACTGAAACCAGGACTGTGGCCGGATCTTCACCGACTGCGGGCGCCACTCGGATCCGGAGGTATCCCACAGCAGCTCCGCCACCGCGTAGCCCTTGGCAATGGCGTCGGACAAGTGCAGCAGGTCGCCGAACCAGTCGGCCTGAATCATCTCCTCCAGGCGCTGGGTCATGATGCGCGGGGCGCCGCGCTCGCCGGCCGGGACCACGCGCACGTCCAGCCCTTCCAGGGCCAGGCGGCGGGTCTGCACGACGGACCGATAGTGCAGGTCCGCCTCCTCCATGCGCTCGGCCAGTTCGAGGTAATCGCGGGTGTTGTAGTTGATGGCCGCCTTGAGCAGGCCGGTCAGACGCTCCGGGGTCAGCCCGTCGAGGCTGGCCATGGGCAGCACCGGCCGCTGCTGGCTGGCGACGGCCTTCTCGGTGGACAGTAGCCGGGCCAGCCCGGCGCGGGCGGCGTGCCAGGTGCGGATCAGCATGACGGGGTCTCCTGTGGGTTGGCGGCCAGGTGCGCCTCGCACAGGGCCTTGGCCTCGGCGGCGGTCCGGCGAATGCCCAGCAACTTGGCTGGGCGTGAGGTCTCGCGGGGTTGCTCCAGCAGGTCCAGCCCGCACCAGGCGGAATAGCGGTCCGCCAGCTCGCCGGTGTCGAATTCCAGCACGGTGGCGCGCGAAACGGCATAGGGCCCGCAGGCGACGCTGTAGTTGCTGGTGCGGTGCCAGTCCATCAGTCCCCCGCACCTTCCACGAAGTACCGCCGCTGCGCATGCTCGGCTTGTTTGCCTGGGTTGAAGGCAGAGACCGGCCGGTGGTAGCCCATGACGCGCGTCCAGATCTCGCAGCGGGTGCGCTCGGCCGGGTCAAGGGACAGGGCAGCTACTGCGTCCGCTTCATAGGCGGCACAGCCCTGGCAATCGTTTGGATAGTGGCGGCCGGCGCGGCAGCCGCGGGGGGCCGCCTGATCGTAATGGATACAAGGGTGCTCGTTCATGGTGCCCCATCAAACAAGGCCCGCTCGGCCGCCCGGCGCTTGACCAATCCAGGCAGCACGCGCCGGGGCCGCCCTGCCTTGGTCCAGCGCCCAAACTGGGCACTTGCCGCGCGTAGGTCGTTCGCCTGGACCAGGCGCCATAGGGTGGAACCGCGCAGCGCATTCCAACCGAGGTTGAAGGCGAAGGAGACCAGGGCGCCGTACTGGCCGTCGGTCAGGTCCGGCTTGGCGGCCTCCCAGATCCGGTTGCCAAACAACTGGGCGTCCGCGAGCAGCAGGGCCTCAGCGGTCGCGCGGTCGATCTCCATCCCGGCGCGGATCTTGGCCCCGTTCACCGGCCCGGTGTGGCCGTAGCCGATGGTCCAGATGCCGACCGGGTCCCGGTAGGCGTGCAGGCGCAGACCCTCATACGCGCGGATTAGCGTCAGGGCGGACTCTGGTACCGGACGCAGTTCGCGCATCAGTAGATCCCCCGGCCGGACAGCCCGGCGCTGCCCTCGTTGGCGACGCGGCGGAAATTCCACTTCTGCGCGCGGCTGGTGGCCAGCACCCACAGCATGTAGAGGCAGGTCAGGGCCTCGTAGTGATGACTCGGCTGGGCATCGGGCCAGGTCTGCAACTCGCTGGCGAGCTGGGCGCAGGAGGGGTGCAGGCGGATGCGCGGGTTGATCGGGTCGGTGATGTAGGGCTCCAGGGACTCGATGCGCACCTGGGGGCTATCGACCGCCGTGACCCCGATCAGGGGCAGGGGCGTGCCCTGGGCCAGGCCATACTCGACGCTGGTCCGGCGCATGTCCTCATAGGCGTTGTTGTTCTCGAAGGCGATGGCTGCGGCCCGGTACTCGCGCTGGCCTCGCACCAGGTCGGCGCGCAGCTTGCTGGGCGCGCGCCGGCGCACGTCATCGCGGCGCACATGCAGCACCTGGGTCGCCGGGTCCCAGCCGGCCCAGAGGATGCCGGAGGGGTCGCGGCTGCCCATGGACGGATCCACGGCCCCGTACCAGATCCAATGGGGACCGGGCTCGGTGGCCCAATGGGACCAGGACCCGAAGATCCGCTCGTCCGTCGCCCCCTCGCCCTGCATCTCGGTCGAGAAGGCACGGGGGGCGCGCACCCGCATGCGCATCAGGGTGTAGAGGTCGCGCACGCCGGGCCAGGAGACCTTGGCGCCCTGGTCCATCAGCTTCTGGTGGCGCCGGTAGAAGCGGGCGGAGGGAAGGTCGGCGGTGTCGAGCTTGGCGCCGCGCTCGGCCGCCGCCTCCTCGGCCGGGCGGTCGGCGTCGCGCATCAGTTCCTCGCACTGCCCCCAGAGGTCCAGCCGCTCGGGCAGGGCCTCCAGGGCGCGGAAGTGGTGCACCAGGTGGCCCGGGGTGCGCTTGGCCCGGCTGATGGGGTCGTCCGGGTTGAGCACGGTGCCGACGCCGATGGACTTCAGGCTCCCATCCGGCGGGCCCAGATACTCCAATGCACGAGTCACCCAAGTCCAGCGGGCCTCGCGTTCGGCCGCGCTCTTGGCCTCACTGTCGGTGATCAGGTCATCGGGCAGGATCAGCTTGGGGCGGCTCGCCCCGTGGAAGGTCCCGCGGATGGCCATCTCGGCGCCGTAGGGCTCCACCTTGACGCCGGTGCGGGTGACGATCTCGCCGACGCGCCAGTTCGGCGACCGGCCGGAGACCTCGGGCCAGTCAAGGGCCAGGGTGGGGTTGCTCTCCAACTCGGTGCGGATCACGGCCAAGGTCTTCTGCGGCAGGCGCAACTCGGCGCCGGCCAGGATCACGTAATCGATCGGAGCCGGGGCGTCTCGCCCCGCTCCCCAACCGACCTCGGCGCGGATCTCTGGGCGCTGCAACAGGATCTGGATGGCGCACCAGATGGGCAGCAGCTTGGGGCCCAGGGTCGATTTTGCCTCGCCGCGGGGGGCGATCCACCACTCCACGGCCCCGCCCGGCGCACTTAGGATCAGGGGTGCGCGGCGGCTGAAGTGCTTCTGGAAGGCGGAAGGCTCGCCCCAGACGTGGTGCGGGAAGTAGGTCGTCGCCCACCACCAGTAGTCCTGCTCCACCAGCACGCGGCGGCGGCGTGCAGCCCGTGCCTCGGGCGAGGGGTCCAGGCGCAGGCGCCGGGCCTCGATGTCGCGCTTGAGGCGCTCGCGCTCGAAGGCCAGCTCGCGCAGGAAGTCGCGTGGGGTCAGTTTCATTGGGTGCGGCTTTCCCGACAGGCGGCCAGAAACGCCTCCACGAAGGCGCTATGAGCCCCCGGATGCCGCACAGGGCAGAGCTTGGCGCGTCCGGCGGCGGCATAGGCGTTGCGGTAGACCAGCACGCCGTCGGGCGGGCATGGGTTGTCGGCGAACGCCTTGCGTCCGGCGGCCTTGGCTTGGGCTGCTGTCATTGGGCTCGGCATGGCGCGGGGGGTCGGTTTCATCCGGTCGCCTCTACTGCCAGGGCCCGCCCGACGATCAGCGGACAGACGGCATGGGCGGCGACACAGGCGGCCAGGACGGCGGCGACCACCAGCCAACACAGCCGCCGGTTCATGCCGGCCACCGTTCGTAATCGGCCTGGCACGCCACGCAGCGCACCGCCTGGGGTAGGGCCAGCACGCGGGCTGGGGCAATGGGCTCACCGCAGCCTAGGCACAGGCGCCGGCCGTCGGGCCCGAGCAGAGGGGCCTCGGCGCTGTGGCCGCGGGCCTCCTGGGCCGCCAGGGCCTGGTTCAGACGGCGGTCGATTTCAATTTGGGCGCGGTCGGCGTCATCCACGGCTCAGGGTCTCCGCCAGGCTGGCGCCGAAGGCGTCCAGCAGATCGGCAAAGGTCTCCAGGGCGTCCGGGCGCTCCGCGGCGATGTACTTGGCCAGCTCGCGGATGGTCTCCATGGCCACGCTCAGGCGGCTGATGGGGGTGGAGACCTTGCTCGCTGCGGACATCATCTTGGTGTAGCTGTCGGACAGGCGCGCCAGGATCTCCGCCCGCTCGATGGGACCGATGTCCGGGGCCTCCTTGAGGTGCTGCAAGGTGGCCTGGAACTGCAAGACGAACTGCTCCAGCACCAGGCTCGCCACCGCAAGCTGACCCTCGCGCGACAGGCTCGCGGCGGAGCGGGCGGCGTCCCAGTCGTCTCCGCTCTGGCGGGCGGAGCGCATCCAGGAGCGGGCCGTCCCCTCCGGCACCCCGCCGGCCGCCGCGGCATCGCCCAGGGGCAAACGCTGGTAGATGTAGGCGGCCCGCACGGCGGCACGGACCTCGGGGGCATAGGCCATGGCGCGATCAGCTCAGGCCGATCTTGCGCTTGATGGTCTCGGCGAGCAGGGAGACCCCGACCGCCGCGGCCACGCCCCACAAAGCGCCGTGGCGGGCCACGGCTACGGCGGTAGCGCTCTGGTTGCCGCGCACGGCGGAGACATCCTCGTGCATGTCGTCCAGACGTTCGCAGATGGCATCGAGGCGCCCCTCGATGCGGCCCAGGGTGCGCTGGAGATCCGGGTCATCCATCTCAGCCCGCCTTCCGAGCCCAGAGCCCGGACAGGGTGGTGCTGGCGGTGCTGCGACCGTACAGGGCAAGCGACCAGCCCAGCACGCCGATCAGCGTCGAGACGATCTGTTCCGCATCGCCAGGCGCCAGGTCGATCCCGACGCGCGGCGCGGCCCAGCCCAAGGCCAGGATCAGCAGGCCCCAGATGGTGGTGGATTGGAGATAGCCCTTCATGTGCTTACCCTCCCGTGGGTGGGGATGGTGGCAACCCGGCGGGTCGCGGCACGGCTAGTGTGGGCTAGATGGGCTTCGGGTCGGGCGGGGGAATTGTTTCCCCCTGACCCTGAAGGGGTGCGCGGCTACACGATGCGCCTAAGCGGGCTGGGGCGTCAAGTGGACCTTACCAGGCACCCTGATCGCGGCCAATCCAGATGGGTCGCTCCGGGCGCTTCGGGTCTGGGGCATAAGTACTGCACACCGGACATTTCCAGCCGTGGTCGCAGTTGGTCATCGGCGACAGGGATCCAGCGGCCTTGCACTTGGCGCAGTAATGCAGCGCCGAAGCCGACCCGAGCCAGGTCCCCGTTTCAGCGTCAAAGGTAATGTCATGCGCCTTAAGGTCTCGTATCTCTTGCTCAAGTCCTCGTACCTCGCCTTCAAGGCCGACGATCTGTTGGTGCGCCGCGAGAAGCTCTTGCTGCAAAGCAAGGACCTGCTTCTCCGCGCCTTTGAGTTGCTCCCGGAGGGTAGCCGAGAGCGGAAATTCCTGGAACCACTGGTACAGCGACATGCCGATGGACCTTCTGATCCGGTGGGTTGATGGGTCGCACTCCAGGGCCGGGGCCAGAGGCACAAGGGAAGACCTGACCCCGGAGCCAAGAGGGTGAAACCGTGGTCTGACCCCTGTTTGTCCCAAAACTGTGGTCTGACCCCTGTTTGCCGCGGAGCCAAGAGGGTGACCGTGGTCTGACCCCTGTTTGTCTGCTGAAGACCATGCACATTAGTAGGTCTTCGGCGGCGCGCCGCTCAAGACCATGCGGTTTAGTAGGTCTTCGGCAGCGCGCTGCCAAAGACCACGCGGTTTAGTAGGCTTTTAGGGCTGCTGTTTTGGCTCCGCCGCCCGGGCCGCCACGAACTCAAGGTACTCAGGGAAGGCCCGGCCCATCTGGATCTCCGCCCAGATGCGCTCCTCCGGACTGGCGCGATCCCACCAGGCGCATAGCCACTCCACAATCATGGTGAGGCGGCCATCCCTCGACGCAGGTTGAGCCTCCTGCGTTTTTCCTACTCCCCAAATCAGCCAATCCAGATCCACACTTTCTGACTTGGCGAGCCTGATCACATCCTCCCAGGGGATAGATCCGTCCTTCTTCCGGTTTGAAAACGCGGTCCTCTTAAGGCCCAGCATCTCTGCCAAACCTGCATCTGTCGCGACGCCGCAAGCGTCCCGAAGTCGCCCCATGACGGATGCGAAATCAGGGTCAGAAAACATGGACGAGGCCCTTGCACATGTCAGAGAACATGGATACACTGGATTCAGAAAACATGAACTACAGACAGTGTAAGCCAAAACCATGACCCCCACAGACACCCCGTCCAAGGTCCGAGCCGCGCTCAGAACGCGAGGGACATCCCTGCGCCGCTGGGCCATCGCCAAGGGCTATCACCCGGCCACGGCCTATCAAGTGGTGCGCGAGTGGTCCGGCCGGAGCCGGCGGCCCCTGGGCGGCATCGGGCGGTCGATCATCGCCGACCTGCGCGCCGAACTGGGCAACGACATCCTGCCGCCGCCCACGGGCGCCGGCAGAAAACAACCCAGCCGGCGGGTGGCCGGCGCATAACCAACCACAACAGCGAGGCAAATCAGATGTTGCAGGAAGGCAAACCCTTGGATGCGGTCCCGACGGAGGACGCGCCCCAGACCCCGGTCACGGTGGCCGAACTGG